GAAGACCAGCCTCACCGCCTCCTATACGTGGGGTTCCCTTGCGAGCGGGCTGGTCAGCCAGCAGGGGCTCGAAACCCGCTTCCGCGAAATCTATCAGCCCGGCCAGGGCATCTTCTCGCCGGGCTACCCGCTCGCGCCGCTCGACCCCGAGCGGGTGCGGGTGTGGGACTACCCGGTCGGCGTCAACACGATCTACACGCCGCGCTCGTACGAGGCGATCTCGTTCGAGGAACTGCGCCGGCTCGCCGACGCGCACGACATCACCCGGCTCGCGATCGAGACCCGCAAGGACCAGCTCGAACGGCTCAACTGGGCGATCCGCGTCAAGGGCAATCGGCCGGGTCGGCCGGACGTGGCGGCGCGGCTGGCGGCGGTTGCCGAGTTCTGGCGGCGACCCGACGGCGAGCGGCCGTTTGCAACCTGGCTGCGCGCGCTGATGGAAGATCTGCTGGTGCTCGACGCGCCGGTGCTCGAACTGCGGCGCAACCGCGGCGGCGCGCTCATCGGCCTCGACGTCCTCGACGGCGCGACGATCAAGCTGCTGGTCGACGAGACCGGCCGCCGCCCGCGCCCGCCGGCGCCGGCCTACGAGCAGGTCATCAAGGGCCGGCCGTGGAAGCTGTTGACGAGCGACGAGCTCTTGTACCTGCCGCGCAACCCGCGCCCGCACAAGGCCTATGGCTTCGGTCCGGTCGAGCAGATCGTGATGACGGTCAACATCGCGCTGCGCCGCCAGGTCATGCAGCTTCAGCATTTCACCGACGGCAATGTGCCGCCCGGCCTCTTGAACGCGCCTGACGGCTGGAATGTCGAGCAGATTTCGCAGTTCCAGGAATGGTTCGACAGCGTGCTCGCCGGCAACACCGCTTCGCGCACGCGCCTCGTCTGGGGGCCGTCGGGCGCGCGGTATCAGGCGTTCAAGGAGGCGCCCTACAAGGACGATTTCGACGAATGGCTGGCGCGCATCGTCTGCTACGCGTTCTCGCTGCCGCCGACCGCCTTTATCCGCCAGATGAACCGGGCGACCGCCGAGACCTCGCAGGACACCGCGGCGACCGAGGGCCTCGCGCCGCTGATGCTGTGGGTCAAGCGGCTCTGCGATCACGTCACCCAGGATCGGCTCGGCCACCCCGACCTCGAATTCGCCTGGGGCGAGGTCGAGCCGGCCGACCCGGCCGAGCAGGCCAAAGTCATCGACACCTATGTCCGCAGCGGCATCTACGCGATCAACGAGGCCCGCAACCTCCTGGGCCTCGACCCCGTGCCCGGCGGCGACCAGCCGATGATCTACGGCGCCCAGGGCGCCCAGCCACTCGGTATGTTAAGCGCCGCGCAGGCGACGCTTAAGCGAGCGTCGGGTTGTGAGCATGGCCAAGGTTGCGGCTGTCGAGATGCCGGCTCGCCCTCACTGCGCAAGTACAATCCGGACGAGCCGCGTGTTCCCAAAGGCAACCCCGACGGAGGTCAGTGGGCGAACGGCGGCAACGGTGAATTTGAAGTTGCAGCCAGCGGCGGTTTAAAATGCGACGGCTTCTCAGCCGGTTGCCAAGCGGCGGAAGCTCTGGTTCCAGTGCTATGTTCCGTATAGGCGGTCGAAATCTCTGCTGGGACTGCGCGGTAAAATATTTGGGTCTAGAAAATGCACCCGCAGCGGAGAAACTCGAAGAGTTAGAGCCCTATTATATTAAGCCGCAATAGGACTGCATTCATGATGACTGACCGCGAAAGCGCGCTGCGGAAACTGGCCGTGGGGGATATCTTTCATGGCCGCAGTTCAAACGGGGCGAGCCTCGTATGCCTGGTGACGGCGGTCGACGATGGGACGATCTATGCTCGCCGAATACACACCCAAGACGATCTCAAGTTCGACCGAACTACGGGCTTCGAATGCGGAAAGGAGCATACGAAGATCGATTGCGCTACGCCATTTCCACCCGACATTCATAAGATTTTTTTGGAGATGGATCGCAAGTACGGCGAACATACTGAGTTATTTCGGAAAGGTCTCGAGCCCGAACCCGAGCAGCGCAAATTGACGACCGAAGAGCGACGTGCGAACCTTTCGATCAACGCCCACGTCGCCGCCAACCCGATCTGAGCATTGGGCGATGGGCGAGAAGATTACGCACGAGGACATCGATCGCCAGTTTTACCAGCTGTTGAAAGACCCCGAGCGCTTTCTGGAGCTGGCCAATCAGCTCATTGAGCAGCACCCCGACGATCCCCTCGCGTATTTTACTAGGCACCAGGCGTGGGAATCGCTTGGCCTGCTGGAATTCGCCTTAGCTGATCTGGACGCTTCGCTTGCGCTTGAAGATGACCCCGCAACTCACGGAGCCCGCGCCCGCGTACTTCATGGTCTTGGGCGTTACCGTGAAGCGATCGGGGCTTACGATCGTTCGGAGCAGCTGGAAGACCCGGTGCAATGGAAGGGCGGCTTTGGCCTGTTGTTTCGCGCCGATTGCTACGCGCGGCTAGGTGATGAGGCTGCAGCGCTGACCGATTGCGAGACGATGCCTGACGATCACTGGACGCCCGGTCTCTTCGGCACGCCGGCCGGCAACAAACAGGAGGTTGCCGCCGAGCTCCGGCGCCGCGCGGCGGCCGCCCGCAATGGCGATTAACTAAACGTTTTTCCTTTTGCTCGGACTCGGTCCGGAGTTTGCGTCAGTGGCCGGGAATCTACCCGGCCATGACGCGATAGCTTTCCTGAAGGAACACAACGCGATGCGCTTTTACGCTCCGATCGCCAAGGTCGATACCGAACAGCGGATGGTCTGGGGCTATGCCTCGACCGAAGCCGAGGACGACCAGGGCGAGGTCATCACCCGCGACGCGCTCGCCGCGGCGTTGGGCGACTACCTCAAGTTCGCCAATATCCGCGAGATGCACCAGATGTCGGCGGTCGGCATCGCCGAGGAGGCCGGGGTCGACGACAAGGGACTTTATGTCGGCGCCCGCATCGTCGACCCCCACGCCTGGGACAAGGTGACGAGCGGCGTCTACAAGGGGTTCTCGGTCGGCGGCAAGGTCAAGGCGCGCTCGCCGGCCGACCGCACCGTCATCACCGCGCTCGCCCTCACCGAGATCAGCCTGGTCGACCGCCCGGCCAACCCGGAGGCGGTGTTCGATTGCTGGAAGGCGGAGGGTGCGCATATGGCGGATGACATCGCCTACGCCGATCCCGGCTTCCAGGCTGACGGCAAAAAGCGCTATCCGCTCGACAGCGAGCGGCACATCCGCGCCGCCTGGGCCTTTATCCACATGGCCGCCAACGCCGCGCCCTACACCGCCGGCGAGCTGCAGCAGGTGAGGGACCGCATCGTCGCCGCGTGGAAGGCGCATATCGACCCCGCTGGCCCGCCCGCCGCGACCGGCCCCGCCCACGAGGCAATGGCCAACGCGATCGCCAACCAGGCGGCGCTCGATCATGTCCACGATTGTTTGAAGGCGATGACCGGCGGCGAGTGCTGCAAGCCGCAAAAGGAAGCCGCGGCGCGCCGCAAGACCATGCTCGGTCATCTCAGGGAGGCACATGACGCGCTGTGCCGCGCCGGCGCCAAATGCGACGGGTTTGTCCCGGACGACGACGAGGCCCATATGGATGCCGACAAGGCCGCCCGCGCCGGCGATCTGCTAAAGGCCTTCAGCAGCGAGGTGCTGCCGCGGCTTGACGCACTCGCCAAACGCGTCGCCGAGCTTGAGGCCATGCCGCTGCCGCCACAGACCGTGGCGCGCACCGCCGGCAATATCTCGAAGCGCGAGGACGGCTTCCACCCCGGCGCCTCGCCCGATGATGTCGTCATGGCGCTCGCCCGCATGAGCGACGAGGACCGCACCCTGGCGCTGATCAAGGCGTCGCACGCCAACCCCATCCGGCCGTTCACGGCGCGATAGCGCCGATAATTTCACAATGAGGCAGTGAGGCAATGAGCGAGCCATCCTGATCTCACTGCCTCACCGTCTCATTGTCGAATTGCTTTTCCTGCCCGGCTTTTCGCCGGGCTTTTCTATGCCCGAGCGGAGGGAAATGACCCGATGAACCCGACTTTTGACACGCTCGATCTGGTCAAGGGCGCGCTGCGCTCGCCTAGCGACCAGATCGCCAAGACGATCTCGACCTCGACCGGCCTCGTTGCCTTCGACCTGCAGGCGCCGGCAAAGAACCTCTATCCGTTCGTGACGCCGATCCGCAACGTCATCCCGCGCGTCGGCGGCGGCACCGGCACGGCGACCAATTGGCGCCAGGTGACGGCGCTCATCGGCTCGGGCTTCGATGCGATGGGCTGGGTTCCGGAAGGAATGCGCTCGGGCCAGATGTCGTACACGACCGCCTCGAAATCGGCGACCTTTGTCACCATCGGCGAGGAGGACGCGGCGACCTACGAAGCGATCAGCGCCGGCCGCGATTTCGAGGATATTCAGGCACGCATGACCTTCCGCCTCTTGCAGAAGATGATGCTGAAGGAGGAGATGGCGATCCTCGGCGGCAATGCCTCGCTGCAGCTGGGCACGCCGGCGACCCCTGTGCTGTCGGCCGCGGGCACCGGGGCGACGCTGCCCGCCGCGACCTATTACGTCAAGGTCGTCGGCCTCACCCTGGAGGGTTACCAGAATTCGAGCCTCGCCGGCGGTGTCGCCACCACCAAGACCATCACCGGCGCCGATGGCGCCCAATACACGCTCTCCGGCGGCTCCTCGAATGTCAGCGCCGAATCGAGCCAGGCCGTGACGCTGGGCCAGACCCTATCGGTCACCGTCACCCCGCTCGCCGGCGCGGTCGCCTATGCCTGGTATGTCGGCACCGCGACCAACGCCGAGACCTTGCAGGCGATCACCACGATCAACAGCGCCGCCTTCGCGGCGCCGCTCGCC